AAAGAAATTAGTGTTTTTGAAAACATTCGCAATACTGATATAATTAAGTTTAATAAAATAAAAGCAGACCACGACATTAAACTACATAAAATAATCACTACAAGAGAAATTAAATTACTAAAAATTAATACTGATAGTAATAGAAAAAAGAAAGATATTGAAGAAAATAACATTAAAGCTTGTTGTATTAATGTTTAATTTATTTTTAATTGGAATAGGCAAGACCACCCATTCCTGATAATATACGAAGAACGTTATAATTAACGGTATAAATGAAAATATCACCAGCAACTGAAGAGGAAACAGATAAAATAGCGGTGTCTATACGTGACATATTTAAAGTTCCTGAAGGTTGATGTTCCTCCGGTTTTATAGCAAAGGAATAAACATTAATACCCTCGTGATAAGCATCAGGGGTATTTTCGTGATGTTGATAAGGTTGAACAATTGAGAAATAATTGCCATCACGTTCAGCAAAACGATCATTTCCATTTAATTGTATTTTAGCTTTTACAATTGGATTTTTGCCAATATAAGTATTATTATCAAAAGTTCGTGTGCTGAAGTTATTCCAGTAAAGGTCGACATTTCCGCTTCCAGTCTTAGTTGGTTTTACATACCAAACTAATTCCTTGCAAGGATGATTGAAGTTCATTCGTATGCTCTTCATACTACTGGAGCTTGCAGTTATGCTATCACTACCTGTGAATTGTAATTGTTCAATTAAATATTCGTGGGATAATTGAGCAAATCGGCGACGTTCATCAGTATCTAAGAAGATATAATCTACCCATAAACCAACATCATTTAAAGTTAAAACTGAAACAGCAGTAGAGGCTTTCGCTAAACCGCTATTTAAAAGAGTTGTGGTATTATCAATAGCACCTCCTTTTTTAGGCATAGCAAAAGCTTTATTAGAATAATTTTCACTCTTATCAATTAAATTAGCAGCAGTTTCAAAAGCGATGCTTATCTTAACTTCGTGATATTGAAGAGCAATTAAAGGAAGAGCAAGACCAACATTTCGGCAAAACCAAAATTCAAGAGGAACATGAACGGTATAGGATTGACCAGCACCTAAATAAATAGAATGATTATATTTATCACCACCAACCATCGTATAATAACCATCACGCTTACCTGCAGGTAATGAAAGTTCGTTCCATATATATAACCATTCAGCATAATGTTTATCTATCTTTTGTCCGCCAATTTCAAGCTCAATTTCTCTAAGTAATTTAAGACCGAAATAAGGAACAAGGGCAAAACCATTATTTTCATCACTAACACCAGCAGCATCAGCAGAGGTATTTGTTAAAGTAGCGCGAACATATACACGATTAATTAAATCACCATTACGAGTTATTTGACAAGTAATTTTATTTCCAAAAGTCGCTGAAGAATTAAAAGTTTGCTCTATTGCTTCTATAGCGAAATTAGTATGACGACGATACGCTGCCTTGAAAAAAGTAATTTGAGGATTACCAGTTAAATAAACATCTTGAGCACCATAAGCAACAAGTTGAAGAAGACCACCACCCATTTATGCTATATTCTTTATACTATAATAGGAGAAAAAAAAAGAACAATTAATTTTTAATTAGAATAGGCTAAACCACCCATACCTGAGAGAATACGGAGAACATTATAATTAGTGGCATATACATATAAAGTTGAATTAGTGGCAGTATAACCTTTATTTGCCCAGTTATTAGTGTTAATAGTATTATTATAAATAGTCATATTTAAAATTGCGGTATCAATACGAGACATATTTAAAGTTCCTGACGGTTGATGGTCCTCCGGTTTTAAAGCAAATGAATAAACATTAATACCAGCATTTCGTGGTATATTTTCGTGATGTTGATAAGGTTGAATCATATTGAAATAAGTGCCGGAGCGAGTAGCAAAACGGTCATTACCATTTAACACTAATTTAGCATTCACAACTGGATTGGATGGATAGTTAAGTTCATTATTATTTCCCTTTACACCATCAGTTACAAGTTTATTATTTAATTTGGTAAAGGTATAATCACCTGTTTTGCTTACAGCATTACGAACTGTGGTATAGTTAAACCAATTAGTTGAGTCATTATCAGAGTTTGTTAAAAACCAAACTAATTCTTTGCAAGGATGATTGAAATTAAGTTTAGCTTTGATATTTGTGGATGCAACAGCTTCTTCGCCTGTAAATTGTAATTGTTCAATTAAATATTCGTGGGATAATTGAGCAAATCGGCGACGTTCATCGGTATCTAAAAAGATGTAATCTACCCATAAAGAAGCAGTAAATGTAGGAGCTGTTGTAATAGATGAATCTTCACGACAATTTACAACATCTTCAAAAGCAACATAAAGCTTAACTTCGTGATATTGAAGGGCAATTAAAGGAAGAGCAAGACCAACATTACGGCAAAACCAAAACTCTAATGGGATATATAAAGTTCGGTTGATGCTTGTTCCAGCGGTGCCACCATAAGCACCTACCATATCATTATAACCTTCACGTTTGGAAACAGGTAAAGTTAATTCATTCCAAATGTATAACCAATGTGAATAATGACGGTCAATACGTTGTCCTCCAATTTCTATATCAACTTGTCTAATTAATCGTAAGCCAAAAAACTTACAATAATTGGAAGTTCCAGTTAATCGTAATTGAAGATATACGCGATTAATTAAATCACCATTACGAGATATTTGACAAGAAACTCGTTGATTAAAATCAGGAGTTCCGTTAAAAGTTTGCTCTATTGCTTCTAAAGCGAAATTAGTGTGACGACGATAAACAGCTTTAAAAAAGGTAATTTGAGGATTACCAGTTAAATAAACATCTTGAGCACCATAAGCAACAAGTTGAAGAAGACCACCACCCATTTATGCTATATTCTTTATACTATAATAGGAGAAAAAAAAAGAACAATTAATTTTTTAATTAGAATAGGCTAAACCACCCATACCTGAGAGAATACGGAGAACATTATAATTAGTAGCATAAATTTGGATTTGACCTGAGACTTTTGCATTATTGGTAAGTTGTAAAATAGCACTATCAATACGTGACATATTTAAAGTTCCTGATGGTTGATGTTCCTCAGGTTTTAAGGCAAAGGAATAAACATTAATGCCAGCATTTGCAGGAATATTGGTGTGATGTTGGAAAGGTTGAACATAATTGAAATAAGAGCCATCACGTTCAGCAAAACGATCATTTCCATTAAGACGTAATAAACATTTAGTGAAAGGATTTACAGCTTCCTTATGAAAGCCTGGTTCAATATTAAAAGAAATATTTGATAAGAAATCTGTGCTTGAGTCACTTATACCTGATGAAAGTTGGAATAATTGTTTATCATAATCTTGAGCTGTTAAGCCGGAACTTCCAAGCACGTTGGCTGCCGTAGTAAAAGCACCATCACTCTTGACGGTATAATTATACCAATGATTACGATTTGTATCACCACTAAACTTGGCAACCCATATTAATTCCTTGCAAGGATGATTGAAATTAATGCGATAATTTTGTTGGCTACCAGCGCTAAGACTTTCAGTAAAATATTGCACTTGTTCTATTAAATATTCGTGAGATAATTGAGCGAATTTTCGGCGCTCATCGGTATCTAAAAATATGTAATCTACCCATATGCCAACATTTGATAAAGCCCAAGTTCCTGAAGCATTTACGGTAGTTGAACCACTTATAGAATAAATACACTTAGAAGCATCCTCAAAAGTTATTTTTAGTTTAACTTCGTGATATTGAAGAGCGATTAAAGGTAATGAAAGACCAATATTGCGACAGAACCAAAACTCAAGAGGAATATATAAGGTAGCGCCATTACGAGTTACATCCTGATCAGCACCCACCATATACTCCCAAGCACAACGCTTGCCACGAGGAAGGGAAAGCTCATTCCAAATGTATAACCAATCTGCATAATGCTTGTCTATTGGTTGTCCGCCGATTTCAATAGAAACATCCTTTAATAAGCGAAGACCAACATAATTTACATACTTGTCATCAATAACAGAGTTGGTTGTGATATTGGGAAGAGTTACTTGAACATAGGTGCGATGAATTAAATCACCATTACGAGATATTTGAACAGTTATACTATTACCAAAAGAAGCTGTGCCACTAAAGGTTTGTTGTATTGCTTCCATAGCAAAATTAGTATGACGACGATAAACTACTTTAAAAAAAGTAATTTGAGGATTACCAGTTAAATAAACATCTTGAGCGCCATAAGCAACAAGTTGAAGAAGACCACCACCCATTTATGCTATATTCTTTATACTATAATAGGAGAAAAAAAATAAC